CGGATGAAAGTCCTACCTATATATTTATACACCCTAGGTAGGTGTGATGATGCTTAGCATCATGATAAAAGAACAAATTAAGCGCCTGATCCAACATACATGTTGGGAGACGAAGCGGTTGCAGTGGCCGGAATATCATTGGTAGTGTTTAAAATAGAGATGTTTGCAGAAAAATTGGTATCCTGCACTTGGGCGGGATATGCACCTGCTCCTATTGTTGGTATAACGAGAGGGGCGGCTAAGACTTGATACAAGAATCTGCCGCAGTCATCAATACCAACATAAGGAGTGATGTAAACTGGACTAATAGTGGAAGTTCCAGCGTTGAAATTTTGATTATATAGTGAATTTAAGCCTATACTTATGTGACCAAGACAACCGATGTAATAATCGGCTGCAAAAGTACCATAATTGTAGTTATTAGCTACAAAACGACAGGCGTTCATCCACGGTATTTCAAATTCAAACTCTGAAACTGAAGCTAGTGGATCTGAGGGCTGTTCAGTCGTACTAGTTCCTACAGAATCAGTCGCAGGATGAACATCTCTATGATCAGCACTCTCAAGAACGGGACCAAAATAACTAGAATTGCCTGCACGAAAAGAAGAAAGGCGATTAATTTGAGCAGATTTAGCAGCAGGTAAAGTTGCGTTAAGGGGTATAGCGGATCGAATTCTGATTCTGTTACCATTAGTGAAAGCGGTACCAAGATCAGTTGCCATTGGAACTGGCGGTAGGTATGAAACTATCGCATCCGAGCAACCCCTAATAAGCAATTTCACCTTGAAGCCTCCTCTATAACCATAATACATAGACATCATCATCTTGAGTATTGTTTGTTGGTAGGTTCCTTGAGTAGATAGAAAACTAGAAACAGGAATTGAGTAAACGCCAGCATTAGTATTGGAAGGAGTAGCAGTAATTGGAGGCAAAGGAAGCATACGACGACACAAATCACGAACATTAACTAAAGGACGGAAATTGAAAATAGATGGAGCAGGGCCCATTGCCGGATCGACGGCAACTAATGAGCAGTCTTCTGACAAGACAGTTGGCGCGGCTGAATCACAATTAGATTGAGCCATACTTTGAGTATTAGCTTTAAGAACAGAAATTGTAGTAGTAGCATCAGCAACTACTGGGGCAGTAGATGCTTTATGAATGTCTTTCCTGAGTTGGATGTCAGCTGCTGTTGTCATTGCAGTACCTCCGACAGATGCTGGAAGAGACAATTCGTCACCCGAATAACCATAAAGAGTAAAATTAGGCATAGCTCGCAAATGCACAGCAAAGTCACAAGCAGTAGTAACACTACCGTTAGTGACCATAGGCTGCAACAAGTAGATGGAAACACGACCATGAATTAAACCATTAGTGGAAAAATCAGGAGACAAAGGAATCTCATCAAACATAGAAGCCATTGGTAAACTGACGTGGTGAGTTTGTCCTCCTGATGAGAACTCTACAATATCAGTAGGATTATTTAAGAAATTAGCCAATGGAGGCGGCGAAGAAAATGTCTGAAAGCTAGTTGAGTATTCTTTAACGACAATAAGTTTATACATATGAAAAGCAGACCCCATATTATGGAGAATTAACTCAAGATCTCCTGACCAGAATCTGGCCAAACGCGATAACTTATCAATAGGAGCTGATATAATAGTGGAATTTCCATTCGTTGTTGTACCTCGAAACATTAAAGGAGAAATAGGTGCAGAAAAGAGCAATGAGCCAGTTACCATAGAAGTGCGAACGTTAACAACGCTAACCATCATAGGTTTCTTACACATTGTTCTAATATCACCTTCATCATGAGTACAATCAGAGTGATATTCATGCATTGGAGTTGAAAATTGAGCATAAGGATCTAATTTATACAGGTACGTTTCCTTATCAACATAATTAGGATTATTACGCATAGCCATGATTTCACGACTTCCAGGATTTCTGATATTTGGGTTATGGAGACCCGTCATTGAACGGATCCAGCCTCGTCCATAATCAACAATATCAGAAGTGAAAGTTTTAGCTGCCTGAGCAAACGAATCAAGACCGTGCGTAACTAAACTAGCAGAGGTAGGAGGTGGAACGGATGGGAGTGCAGTCGCCACAGACTGAGTAACATAAGAAGCTTTAGGAACAAAACAATTAATCTCTTTAAACATAACAGCGATAGTAACAACTAGAGTAGATGCTCCAGAAGTCGGAACACCTAGTGGACTAACCACTCTTATATTCAAATTGGCATAATCAGCATTAGTGGCATCGCCATTAAAAGGATTAAAGCCAGTTTCATCTTGTCCATCGTTCAATGAAGAAGTGAACCTAAGCTTCAAAGGAGAATACCAAGGTATTTCTATACAAGCCGCATTAGATGAATTAGCATGCAAATAACAGTGAGGAGCACTTTGTGCTTGATGTATTCCACCAGCTCCAACAACTGCAGAGATCTTATTGGGAGTGACATAGGCAACTAAACAACCACTATGCATAGGGGTACCAGCTACCTGGATGACAAAACAAGCCTTGAGATGAAACAAGCTTGACAAATCAAATGGTGCACTAGCAAGCCTATTCAAAGCGATAACGGCAGAAGGAAAAGAAAGAGAGTAAGCATCAGCTTGAGCGGGTTGAGTATTCCAAGAGAAAGTAGACAAGTGAAAAGGTTTCTCAACCATTCGAGAGAAGTCCATTCTCATCTGAGGACTAACACTATGGAAAAGAGGAGTAGTATCATAAATTGGACGAGTTTCAACTAGCTCACGTAAGCTAAGTTGAGATTGAAATTTAGCATCTTCAGAAGAAAGTTTACTAACAGATTGAGTGTGGTAAGTGGACTGTGTGGCCTTGATTTCTGGAGTCAAAACAGACAAATCTCTAGTTCTAAGAAAGTGAGGATTTTTCTTGGATTTAACGAGACTCATATTGGAAGTACAACTGAAACCTGAAAACGCTGCAGAAAATAGATTTTTAATTTGGGTAAATGTAGTATTTGTTGCTGTAAGTTTTATTTGAAAGGCTTAATATTACAATTTTGGCCTCGGCTAGAGATGAGTGTCTAACGCGCAATTCCCCTAGATTCTAGCATCTAGTTAGAAGGTTACACGCAATTAAACCAAAGTAAATAAATAAATAATGTAAATAAATAATAAAGCAAATTAATATTTGTCTGAAAAAGAGCCTTGAACTTCTAAATAATCCGCATCACTACGAATAACCATGTCCCTGAGCTCTATATCCGACAAAAACGGACAGGTAATATTTCGTTGTGCCATACCTTCAGTAAGATGCATCATCATGCTGCTATAATCCTCATGTAAATAAGCCTCTCGTTGAAAGGCCAACAATTTACCTTGTAGAACCACAGTAGCATCTTTATTACTCATATACCATGACATAGATGAGTATAACGTCTTCTTCGAGAGTGGACATACAATGGTTTTAGTAACAGGATGGTAACGAAATTGTCTTTTGAGAAAAGAAAGAGTATTTAAACTATAAGTTGCCTTATCTATGACGCCCTTAACGTCATCTGTGACATCAAGACCCAAACTAGCAAAATAGGCAGACATGCCTAGGGCATTAAATTCAGAACGAGTGGATCCTGTGAGCTTATCATCACCATAAGCATAATCTACAATTGTATTATTAAAAGATAAGAGAGTAGGACGAGTGCGCAATTTGGTTCGGCACTCGTGTGCAAACCAACAAGCTGTTAAGTATTTGTTTACAATACTATTGAGTATGGCTGTAAGAAAACTGCCTGAAGGCATAGAATGAGTGGTTTGATACAAATCGTCTAAAACTAAGACTAAACTATGTGGCATATTATAAAGAATAAATTGAGCTAAAACTTTCTGCTCAAGCTCAACACATTTGCTAACTATTACCTCAGCAATATCATGTTGAACTTGAGTGAGCATTCCACCATCCCATCTCTTAAAGTCAACACCCCAAGTGTTAACACATCGTTGCAATCTATTACGAATAGTGGCAAATTCTTTAAGAGGGTTGATACCAACGGCTATACCATGAGTATGTCTTCGAGGAATTAACGCGGCAACCATTTTACCAAACACTTGCTTAGTAATAAGTTGCATGATAACAGTACTACATCTAAAAGATCGTGGAGTATCAACTTTGTGAGCATCTCTAAGTTCGTCTTTAAGTGTCTCTGTCCAGACTATATCTTTAACGTCGACATCTCCCTTGAGTATTGAAGAACGTACACGATCAAATTCGCGTTGGCCTAATTCAGTGAGGATATTATCAGTAAAATTTATGTAATCTGTCTTGTCTGGAAGGCAGCCATAACCATTGGATGAGTCTTTGTTCATGCCTGCTAGCAAGTTATTTCCACCTATGACTTCCGCCATAGGTAAAGAAGAAAAATTTTCTATTATACTATGTACATAATTCTTTGCAAAGTCTCTTTCATGAGACTCTACAAATCCTACAGATTGCATTGATTTCTTGGCTATATCTTTAACTGTACATGGTCCATTTGATCTCAAATTAACAGGAAATCTCTCAACTGGAAAAATTGCGTGTGCTTGACTTGGAATTAATTTAGTCTTAGTAGGAACATGAGATGACATTTTGTTCTCTTCTAGTCTAATAACACTCAAGCCATGAGATATTTTAGTGTGAATATTTTGAGGTATGATATAATTCTTATCTTGAACAAAAACATCTCTAATTTTGTTCCTAATCTCTGCAGACCAAACGACTGAGACTCCATTCGTTGCATTACCGGCAACATGCATGCCAACAAAACCAGAATTAGAATCACACAAAAGAGATCCACATGCGCCATTAACTGAAAATTTATAAATTAAAGATTGTTCAGGATTAAGTTTATTTGAGTAAGGAACACGTACATCTATATTTGAGTGCTCATAATGTACGTGTTCAGGATTACAGAGTATTGTATCTAAAGAAACAACTCCAAGAGGTGTAACTAATGAGTCAGCTTTTGAAACATGTGCAACTAATTTGCCTAAGTTCTTATATGGAGTAGCTATACTTTGATTAAATTGTAATATCCTAACGTCCGCCTGAGAATCTTCAAACACTATACGCACAGGGATCTTGTCCAATTCGCGGGCATCTGTTGTATAATCTCGAAAAACTGTACACACTAATTGGCCCGGTAAATTATTATGAAAAGGTACGAGTATATTATGACCTGATAACAGTCCTACTGTCAAGCAACTAACATCGTCATTGCGAATCTCAACAATACGTAATTGCTTTTGCAAGGAGACGACTATAGTACTGCTCTTATCAAAAATTGGAGCAATGGATAATGTCTTTTGTAACTGCTCCACCAAACTTTGAGTAACAAATTTCTCTTTATTTCTACAACGAGTCCACACAACACTACCTAAAACTGAAACAACGATTCCAAAAAGAGAAGCAAAACAAAACGTAGATAATGTGGTAGCAGTACCTAAGCACTGTTCAAACATCTCAGCACACGTGGTCTTCAGCCAGAAGTACCAATCTCCTAATGTAACATTTATTGAGTCATAACTTTGGGCCTCATAAAATTGATCTGGCTCACCATCAAGATAAGCCATCTCTTCCGGGGTAAGTGAAGTAGCGAGATGCAAAACTTTGCGGTTAGCCTCCATTGTAGTAACTATAGACTTCATCCATTTGAGTAGATGACATCTATTATTAGTACAATCAAAGTAAGGCTTAACGTCTAAATTTTCACATTCACTAGGGAGAGTATATTTCCAGGTAGCTGATTCAACGTCAAACCATTTGAATTGAACTCTGCCTGTAAGAAGAGAACGTTTTCGAATGGCTTGAGAAAAATCAAAAACAAATCCACGGCGCCACAAAGCCTCAGGACAAGCAATACCATCATTCTTCGAAAATTGAGTAAGTGTTGAGAATTGATTAGTTGTAAACATAATAAGAGGACTGCAGAAATATTTGGTTCCTTTTAAATTAGCTTGAGCGCAGTCTAGAGGATACTTAACACAAGACACTAAATTAATTAAACTACGAAATTGCGAGACTCCTTGCTGTCCAACATCATCCATATAATAAATGTCTTCAAAATTATAAGTATCATGAAAATCCTTACCATCTCCTACTGTTTTCACTGTATGTGAATAAGCAGAACGACGCAAAGATTGTATCAAATTACCCATAATCGTAGACTTAAGAGTACCTGCAGGTCCTTCAAAAATAAAACACAAAGGTTCAACGCGTGCTGTTGAGTCATAAGCAGCTAATGCGCGTTGTAATGAGGTAAAGTCAGCAACTATAGCAGACGCAGATGGAGACTTACGAATCCAATCTACAGCCTTGCTTTGTTTAATCTCTTCTGAAACAATTGCTACATCCTGTCTAAAAATATCTGATAACATTAAATTCTTATCACGAAACCAAGCCTTAAAAAGTTTATCAGCTTTAGCAACGGTTTTGTAATGGGATCCAAAATTGACAGTAGACATAACACATTTCAAAATGTTCTGCACTTTATCAGGCATATATGAGCACAACTTATCAAAATATTCACAAATAATAACAAAAACATCGGCAAACATGGACTTCTCGTCAAGTATTTTTGATGAAGACAAAACATTAATTCTCTTAATAATCTCAAATAATGAAGAAGGTAAAGCCATAGTGGCAATACTGAGTAATACTGTGTCCATACCCTGAGCACCATACTTAAACGAGGGACACACTGCACTAAAAGCTGATATTAAAATAGAAAGAAGGCCAGACCAAGAGAACCCATTCTCAACAAGTCCAACACAATCGACAAATAATCTCAACAAGGGCAAAACTTCAAAAGAGAATTCAGGTATAGCTTTGCGCTCATGACCAAGAGTTTGAAGAGTTTTAATAACGAGTCTAATTCCTACAAGCACTTCTTGTAATGAACTAAAACTTTGAGTCTTATATTTTCGTGAGTTAGTAATAAGGGAGAAAGATGCACTACTTCTATCTTGCATATCATCTAGAAACTTTGCCATAACTAGGGCCGCATCAACTGTGTTAAATCCATGAAATTTATATGAGTAATGTCTAGCTGTTTGTTGCAGCCAGACAGGATGAGCTAAAACAAAAGAATCTCTCAAAAAAGGGCTGAGAAATCCTTTCGTCATATCAACATCCTCTAAAGCCATGTTAAGCAACACTCCGTAAGTCTTTTTATCGAAGCTCTTCTGCAAAAGAACTAATGGATAGAATTTGACGGATCTATCACGGAGTGGTGTATAAAATCTGGATTTAGGATCACTAGATTTAACGAGTTGAGTTGTCACAAAGTCCACTTGGGAAGTAACAGGTAAAAATTGATTAATTGTTTGGTAGATTGATTTCGACATAACTAGTAAAGGGAACATGGACCGGACGGTCTACTAAAGAGTAATTAATTGAAGTACTTACCAAGGTGTACATAGATATAAATGATTTAAACGCCACCTCCACCATGTTGATTTCACTTTTATCCTTAAGGAAATGAAATCACTCAGAGAGTGAACAATAGCTTACACAAAAATTCTATGATTCCTTACCTAATATGAACTACATCATAAAGGTAACAACAATATATAATTACTAGAATAGCGATTTTCGAATGATCTGTTCCATATTCTGCACTAACAATATTCACAATGACAAAAAGATAGATGGCTACCAACCATCACACTGACCATCAAGGCACAATAATGCTAATATCATTTACGGTGAGAATAATAAAGAACCGTAATTAGTGAGTATTAATCAAAACAATAAGAAACAATAAAACAAATAATAGAAAAACAAAATTATGTTAAAACTGAAATAATAAGAAACAATGAAATAAATAATATAGAGATAAAACAGTTATAGGGTGAAGAATAAAACAAATCAAATAAAATAAAATAAAATAAAATAAGAATACAATTGATTACTCAAAGGCTGGATTTCTCCAGAAAAACGGTATATGGGCGTGCCCAAATTAGGGTCGTCTTCCAATAAATTTCTAAATAAACAAAATAAAGAGAGGTCAAAAACTGAAATAATAAGAAACAATGAAATAAATAATATAGAGA